TTATGAGTTAATAGTACGTACATTTTTAAATACGCGGATTATTCACGTACAAAAAATGTTATACTTACAGTATAATGATGGCAATAGTACTGTAGATAACAACAGTAAAGACATAAATAGACGCGCAAGATTAATACGAGATTACTATGACTCCCAGATACATAATCGGATTTTAGAATTAGGTAAAATAGATTGGAACTGGGATGAAAAATTGGGTCATTCCCAACAGTATCAAAATAAAACTTTTATAAGGAAATATTATGAGGAAGAACAAGTTCTAAATTATATATTTTAAATATGAAAAATTTAAAAGTATATGCTCATGCTTCTTATATAGGAACAACAGGGTACAATAACCATACTAGAGATTTTTTTCGACATCTTTCTAAACACATTGACCTTAAAGTTAGAAATTTTACTATAGGAGAGCAATGGGAAGGATTAAATAATGAACCTCATAATAAAGAACCATATTTAACTGATTTAGATAAAAAATTACTATGTGAACAAACTTTACAAGAAACTGGTAATACATTACACAATCATCCCATATACTTAAGTTACCCAAACAATTTTGATCATAATATAAATTTAGTTTTAAGTGAAACTAATCATTATTATTTTTATGAGTCTTATGAAGGTCCTAAAATTGCTTATAATGTTTGGGAAACTACCTTACAACCTGAAAGTTTTTTTAAACGATTATTAAAGTATGATCAAATTTGGGTTCCTTCTAAATGGCAAGCTGAATGTATTATAGCTCAAGGAGCAGACTCTAATAAAGTAAAAGTAGTACCTGAAGGTGTAGATGTTAAAACTTTCTATCCAGAAAAACTTTCAACAACATTAGATTATGTAGATGGTCGATTTAAATTTATTTTATTTGGCCGTTGGGATTATAGAAAATCTACTAAAGAAATTATCCAAACTTTCTTAAAAACATTTACCCCTGATGAACCAGTTGATCTTATTATTTCAGTTGATAATATGTGGGGTGAACAAATGGATAGTTTTAAAACTACAGAAGAAAGATTAATACACTATGATTTAATAGATGATAGAATTAAAATTAAACATTTTCCCTCTAGAGAAGATTATATAACATACATAAAAAGTGGTCATGTGTTTTTATCTTGTGCTCGTAGTGAAGGGTGGAATTTACCTTTAATTGAAGCTATGGCATGTGGAACCCCATCTATTTACTCAGCAGGATCAGGACAAATGGAATTTGCTGAAGGTAAAGGTTTACCTGTAAAAATATCAGGAGAAAAATTAGCAAATAGTAATGATTATGGACGCTATACAATGAGTGATCTTCCAGGTAACTACCCAGAACCTGATTTTGAAGATTTATCATTCGTAATGCGTGATGCTTTTGAAAACTACATTGATCATAAAAAACGAGCTTTAGAAGAATCTAAATTAATTCATAGAGATTTCAATTGGGACCATATAGCTAATATTGGTACTGATACTTTACTAGATTTTTTTAATAATTATGTATCTGTAGCTCTTCAACCAAATGATATTATTATAACATATACTGATGGTCCTAAGATTGAAATTAATGGAGATAAAGCAGAAAATTATTTTGTAGAATTTATAAATGGAGAAACTAATGAAGTAATTCATAGTGCCACTATGACTAATAATATGTGGACTTCATGTAGTAGAAAATATTATGTGCCTTGGGTTATAAAAATTAATGGAGAAATAGTAGATAAATTAGATTTAACAAATGAACATGTTGTAATTAGATTAGAATCAAGTTCTATAGGTGATACTATAGCATGGACTCCTTATATAGTAGATTTTGCAAAAAAACATAATTGTAAAATTAGCCTATCTACATTTTTTAATTCCTGGTTTGAAAACCTCCCAGTCTACAAAGACATTAAATTTATAGAACCTGAAACTCAACTTCCTTGTAAAACAATTTATAAAATTGGTTGGTTTAAAGATGAAAAAGAATTTTTTAATAATAAAAATGCTCATCCAAATCAAGTTAATTTAAATCCATTACAACAAACTGCTACTGATATTTTAGGTTTAGAATTTAAAGAATTAAATTATGGATTAGATTTTCCAAAAAAAGATAAATTAATTAAAGGTAAATATATAGTTATAGGACCTGAATCAACAGCTGCTTGTAAAGAATGGCCCCGGAAAAATTGGGAGGTTTTAATTAAGTTATTAAACCAAATGGGGTATCAAGTAGTAGTTTTAAGTAAAAATGAATTAAATTACCCTCAAGCAATTAGATATTGGAATCAATCTTTTGATGTAATAGCCAACATTCTACACCATGCAACTTTATTTGTAGGACTAAGTTCAGGATTATCTTGGTTTAATTGGGCTTTAGGTAAAAAAACTTTAATGATAAATAATTTTACTTCTAAAGAACATGAATTCCAAACTAAAGTATCTAGAGTTCGTAATGAAGCTGTATGTAATTCTTGTTGGGTAAACCCAAATTTTAGTTTTGATGCTGGAGATTGGGATTGGTGTCCTATATGGAAAGGAACTGATAAACAACATATATGTCAAAAATCAATAACTCCAATCCAAGTATTTAACCAAATAAAACAACAAATAAATTTTAAATAACCCTTATAATATTTATCATCATGGAAAAAGTGTTTTTAACAAAAGAAGAGATAAAAACAATAACTGATTTACAAACAAAAGAAGAAAAGTTTATATCTCAACTCGGTACTTTAGAATATCAATTGCAAATTTTACTTAAACAAAAGAAGGAATTAAAGGATTCAATTGATCCCCTTCAAGTGGAAAAAGAAAAATTAGCCAAATCTTTACAAGATAAATATGGTGAAGGTTCTATTGATACTAGTACAGGAGAATTTATAAAATAAAGTTAATTTTTAATATTTTTTCTAATATTTATAATCAAAATATTAATCTCCTAGAAAATGGCAGAAATTTTAGTATCCCCTGGCGTATTAGCAAATGAAAACGACCAGTCTTTCGTAACTCAACAACCCGTAACATTAGGTGCGGCACTTATAGGTCCAACAGTTAAAGGTCCAGTTGAAGATCCTATACTTGTAACTACCTTTAGTGACTACTCTAGTCGTTTCGGTACTTCACTACAAAGTGGTAGTGGAACTTATACTCCCTTAACTACTCTAGCAGCTCAAAATTATTTTGCTAATGGAGGTACTTCACTTACAGTAGCAAGAACAGTACCAAGTGCTTCACTTTGGACTTTTGCTACAGCTAGTATATTAGCATCTTCAGGGTCTGATGGTCAAATTAATTCATTTACTCTAGAAGCTTTAGATAAAGGTGTAGAATTTAATAATTCTGGATCTCTATTAGCTAATGATGCTTTAACATCAGGTTCAGTAGAAAATATTAGATACGAAATAGCTACTAATAATACATCATCCGGTTTATTCTCTCTAGTAATTAGACGAGGTGATGATACTCAAGTTAATAAAGTAGTTTTAGAAACTTTCCCTAATCTTTCTTTAGATGAAACTCAACCTAATTACATTTCTGCAGTAATAGGTGATCAAACAAGAAACTATAACGCAACAGAAAACTACATTGAAATTTCAGGTTCACATCCTAATAATTCAAGATATATTAGAGTAAAAGAAGTTCTTAAGCCTACCTATAATTTCTTTGATAATGCAGGTAATGCTCGTTCAATTTACACAGCATCTATCCCAGCAGTAGGATCAGGTTCTGAAGGAGGTGCATTTGGTGGTGCTGCAGGTAGTAATTTCCAAAACCAAGGAATTGCTGCTGTTGGAGCCACTAATTATTATAATGCAATTAATGCTTCGAACACTCAAGGCTTAGTAGGAAAAGATTATAATAACATGATTACTTTACTAGCTAATCAAGACGATTTTAGTTTTAACGCTATAGCAACACCAGGTATTTATTACGATGATTACTCATCTCAAGTAACTACTATTATTAATAATACTCAAGTAAGAGGAGATAATCTTTTTATACTAGATTTAGTAGCTTGGGGTTCAACTATTACTAATACAGTAACTCAAGCAGCTAATTTAAATACTTCTTATGCTGCTACTTATTGGCCATGGGTACGAATTAGAGATGCTTTTGCTAATAAAAATGTATGGGTACCAGCATCAACAATGATACCGGGAGTTTACGCATATAACGACAGTGTAAGCGAGCCATGGTTTGCTCCAGCGGGTATTAACAGAGGAGGATTAGCCACGGTAATTACCGCGGAAAGAAAAGTGTCTTCAACTAACAGAGATACCTTATATGAAGGAAATATTAATCCAATTGCTACATTCCCTGGAACAGGAGTTGTAGTATACGGTCAGAAAACGCTACAAAGAAGAGCATCTGCTCTTGATCGCGTAAATGTTCGTAGATTGTTAATAGCACTTAAATCATACATTTCTCAAATAGCATTAGGTTTAGTATTTGATCAAAATACTATTGCTACAAGAAATAATTTCTTAGCAGCAGTTAACCCATATTTAGAATCAGTACAACAAAGACAAGGTTTATTCGCGTTTAAAGTTGTAATGGATTCTAGTAACAACACTCCAGATGTAATTGATAGAAACCAATTAATTGGTCAAATTTACTTACAACCAACTAAGACAGCTGAATTCATTTACTTAGATTTCAACATCTTACCTACAGGAGCAACGTTCCCGAGTTAAAAAACTAATTATTTGAATATTTATAATAAATAAACAACACAGCAATGCCAGTAATTGATCCAAACGAAATTTTCTTCACAGCCTTCGAACCGAAACAGGCTAATAGGTTTATCCTATATGTTGATGGTATCCCAA